TGGTATCGGTGGAAGCGCCGCGAGGAATTTGACGACGACGAACAGTTGATGAGTCAGGAATTCCCCTGGACCGATGAAGATGCGTTCCAAGCTACCGGCGCAAAATACTTCACGGTGGAATCTCTCACCGACGCCATCCGACGCGCTCGCAAAGTTCCGTTCCAGGGCTATCGCTATCGGCTGACGCGACGATGGGAGGAAACCATCGTCCAGGGCTTCAAGGATCAGCGCGCGGAACTGAGGGTTTGGGAACATGCCAGCAAATTTGGATATTACGTCATCGGTTGTGATCCTGCCTATGGATCATCAGACGCTGCCGATCGGACTGTTATTAGTGTCTGGCGAGCATTCGCTGACTGTATCGTTCAAGTTGCTGAATTCTGCACACCGGAAGTATCTACATATCAGTGTGCCTGGGTACTCTGTCATCTTGCAGGCTTTTACGGAACCAACGACTGCCGAGTCGTCATCGAAATCAACGGAGCCGGAACCGCCGTGATGCAGGANGTNCANCGCGTCCAGCACGACGTCATGACCGCGACGCCGAAGAGCGACGAGCCGGACCTGNGGAANATTTTCAAAAACATGAAGCATTTCTTCTATTCGAAGGCCGACTCGTTGAGCAAAGAGTTCGCGTATCACTACGTCATGAGCGATGGGCGGAAGCGGGAACTGCTTGCAAAATTTAAAGACGCCTTTGAATTGCAACGATTGATACCACAATCGGTCCCGATGTTGGATGAAATGAGACATATTATAAATGACGATGGTCACGTTTCTGCCGAGGGGGCCTATAAGGATGACAAAGTTATGGCCGCGGCTCTGGCGTTTGAGGCGTGGCGAGCGTGGTTGCAGCCGATTCTAAAAAGCAAGGCACATACGAGGGCTAGGGCGGAAGGGATAGAGAGGGCCGGTGGAGAAGCGCCGGTCGATCAATTAATATTGAATTATTTGCGAAAATCGAATATCACTTTGCCTGCAACAAGGAGGGTATAGCCATAGGAGGTTGGTATGAAGAAATGTAAAACTTCCGGAACTACTTATTCCATCGTAGTTCAAAACGGAACGCCTACTTTATCTATCGTGATCTCTCTACCACATTTACTTGATTTGTCAGCGAAAGATCTTAGGAAGTTGAAACATCAATTGCACAACGGGGTTGAAGAAGTCTTGAGTAAAACATTCGACTTCTATTCTTATACTCGTTACGGTGGACCAAGGTCTCCTCATTACATGGTAATTAGAGAGGACAAAGAATGAAACGAGCACCAAGACATCACAGCACGTATCGAGCCAATCGTAGGAACTATGTGCTAATCGCCGTGGAGATGCCGAGGCAGACAAAGCGGCCTCCAATGTTTCCGAGCTACGACCTCGGCTTCCCGCGCGGTGTCCCGTGAAGCGTCCGCCCAAACCGTCCGACCTCCTGTCGAAAGCCGAAATCATCCGCGCGCTGCGGCGCTATCGGTACGACCCGGCGATGAACCGCGGGTTGAACAACCGGGACATCCCGATCGGCAGCGTGCTCGCGGCGGCCGGGCTGCGCAACGAGGGCTTGTACAAGTCGACCATCTTGTTCACCGGCAAGCTTTCAGCGCGGCAGCACCGCTTGCTGTCCCCGGTGATTCGACGGATCGAGGCGGGCGAGTTGAGTTTCAGACGGCAGAAGCCGCCGGGACCTGGGCATTTGTGGCGAGGGGTGGAGGTTGTGCAGGAAATCAACAATCCGCCCGCCGGCCCCGCCCCGCGACTCGACAAGCTTTCGACCGCCGGCGACTGGCGGCCGTTTGCGCGGTGCCGGAACTGCGGCGGNCGTGTATGGGAGTCGATTGCCATCCGAGACAGTTTTTACTACGCTTGCCGNTCCTGCGTAGGGCCTGAGCATTGGCCCGCGATGGGAGGCCGACGGGCCACCAAGGCCGAACGNCTNGNGCTTCCCGAGTCGACCATGCGAGAGGATTTCAGCTTATGCTGATGATCAATCGGGAGTTGACAGAGATTCCTAATCGCGTGTTTCAATGCGGGCACTTCGGATGGTTCTACACGGACCATAGAAGCCGCGTGTCTTCGGCGGCGTTTTCTTCGGCCCTAGAAGCGGCTGCGGCGTGGAGAAAGGAAACGGGTCAAACTGATGACGCTCATCCTTCGAACGTGGAGATGTCTCAATCGCCGGTGCTGTAAGGAATTCAGCAGTTATGAGCGCGCAAATCCTGATTGCACCTTTTGCGGTTGCGCCCGNGTGCAGTGGCTCCCCGGCGGCGGCCACGTCGGCACCAAGTCGGCGGCGGTCGACGCCACGGTGCGCTCACTCGCGACGGATTACGGGATGGGCAACGTCAACACGCCGTCCGCGTCGCGCCTCAATCGCGCCATGCCGAAGTTCGACCAGCCGCGCGCCGACCTCCCGGTCAAACACTTCGCCCCCGGCTTTTCCGCCCCGGTTTCGTCGGCTGGCGCGACGTGCCAGGTGTCGGAAGCTGCGGTTAACCTTCACGGCAAGGTCGCGACCGGCCGTGCGCTGACGCACAGCCGCAGCGTGCCGGGGCCGCAGGCGATGACCGAGCTCGCGGGGCGGCACACCGGGCGGCCCGGATGAACTTTCCCGACGACGAGTCCAAGCTTGCGGATCGCGTCAAGTGGATCATCGACCAATGCACGGCGAGCCGAAATGACCGAACCGAACTTTACAATCGTCGCGAACGATATTTTCTATTCGGAACGGATGGCTCTAACCAAGTCCGTTACAATCGACTCGAAAGTCATATTGATTTGGTCGCCGCGTTTTTATACGCGCCGGACCATGCCTTCTATAACATCGCCGCCGACCGAAACGCAGCCGACGCCGTTGTTAAGCAAGCCATCGCCCTGCAAGACGAATGGAACGACGATTTCCAAGACGATGGACTGAGCGACCTCGTTGCCGAGGCGATTCCGTGGTCNCTCGTTTACGACACGATGATGGTCAAGCAGGGTTGGAACGATGTGCGCGAGGCGCAAACTTGCGAGCTCATACCGCCGCAGAATTTCGGCGTGTTCCGCGAGGACATTCCTGACCTCGACAGCCAACAGGCCTTTTGTCACACCTATTTCCTCGATTGGTCCGAGGCCGCCCAGCGCGTCATCCGCGCCGGACGCGGCACGGAACTTGCGCGAATTGCTGTTGAGAACAAGCCGTTCGTGTCGCCGTTCCCCGATCTCCTGAATCGGATGATCATCAGCGCGACCGGCGGCGAAAACCTCCAGGGCAACATCATCGGCCAAGTCAATCCGTCCTACGTCCCGCTCGCGACCTACCAGCCCAAGGTCGACACGCCGCTCGTGCGATTCAACGAACTGTGGGCGTGGGACTCCGACGCCGAGGATTACCGCATTTTTCACATGGTCGACCCCGACATCCTGATCAGCGATTCGAAAAAGACCGTGTCAGCGCTGCTGAAGGCCGGTCGCATGACCGGAAAAATGAAGACGGACGAGAAATTCAACAAATCGGAGACGAACTATTTTCTGCCGAAGGACCACCCGTTTACGAAGTTTCAGCCGTACACCAAATACAATTATTTCTGGGGCAAGGCGCACGTCGACACGCTCATGCCGTTGCAGGATTGGATGACCGAGCGGCTAGAGCAGATCGCCGATATCCTGGAACGGCAGGCGTATCCGCCGAAAGTCGGGTCCGGGTTCATGGGACTGACCGATGAAAAGATGGAGGCTTTCGGCGGCGCCGACACCTACCTGTTCGACCAGATGCCGCAGGCCAAAGTCGAGGAACTACGGCCGGAAATGCCGCCTGACATGTTCGCCGACTTCAAGGAAATCAACGGATTGTTCCTGGAGGCGTCCGGTCTGACCGAAGTGCTGCAAGGCCGCGGCGATACCGGCGTGCGATCGCGCCAGCACGCGCAGGAATTGAAGAAAACTGGCGGCGGTCGCATCAAGCGCGCGGCGCTGAAACTCGAACCGTCCCTAGTTCGAATTGGTGACCTCGGACTCAAACTCAAGATGAAGAACGACGGCAACGAAATTATCCCCGAGCCGGACGACAAGGGCAAATCCGAGCCGTTCGTGCCGGCGCAACTCGCGTCCGAAATTCACATGCGGATCGAGGGGCATTCTCATAGCCCCCTGTTCGGCGACGAATCGAAGGAAACAGCCGTTCTGCTCAAGAAGGCTGACGCGATCGACGCCGAAATGTTCGTGCGGATGCTCAATCCACCGAATCGAGACGCAATTATTCATTCGCTGCGGTTGAAAAAAATTGCGGCAGCGAAAATGGCCGCCGAACACCCCGAACTCGCAGCGCAAGCCGCCGGCGGGGGTAAAAAGCGCCGATGAGCCGCGTTGCAAAGGACGACGAGCGGAGCGCCACGCTGGTCTGCTCTCGGCACCGCGTCGGTTTTATCAAATTCACCGGACCGACTTCGCACAGTTTCGGATGTCCGGTGTGTGTCGGCCTGATCCGCGCGAAAGTGCAGTTGGAAATTGGCCGCCTTGCGCGCCGGGCAAAACAGGCCTAGCTTTCATCGCGTGAGAACACCGCACGCATCCCGCGTCGGAAGAATGGAGCATCGCCATGAACGGACATGATCAGGTTCGCAGCAAGCGTCGGGGCCGCAAGCATCGACGTAAGTGACGGCAGGAAATCCGTCGCACATTCGGCCCCGGCTTGACCGGGGCCGTTTCATTTCGTAAGGCTCGCAAATGGCAATGCCCCCGATGCCCATGCCCGGCGGTGGAGCCGGCGGGCCTCCGGGCGCAATGCCGGGTGGACCTCCAGGTGCCGCGCCGCCGATGAAACTACCCGGCAATGTGGCCGGGCCGGGCGGCGGTCCGGGCGCTTCGCCGATGGTTTCCCCCGGCGGCGGGGCCGGCAACAAAGCTGCCGCAATGGGTAACATCAAGGCCGTCATGCGGACGCTGCAAATGTCCATGATGGCTTTCGAACCGGGCTCAAAAGAATTTCAGGGTTTGATGCGCGCGATGTCCGCGCTCAATCCGCTGTTCGGCCAGCCCACCGGCGCCGATCTCGCGCCGGCCGCGCTCCGTCAGATGGCCGCAACCCAAAACCCCGGAGGCCCCCTTGCGGGCGCGCCGCCTCCCGGTATAGCATCCGCGCCACCGCCGCCCCCTCCACCGCCTCCGGGCATGGGAGAATAAAATGTCGCAGGATTTTTTGAAGCCGACGCGAGTCCCGACGTCCGACCTCGGCAAGCGCCGCATGGAAGACGGGATGTTTCGCAATCCGCCGACCTATTCCGAACTCGGCGGCTTCACGTCCGCCGACAAGGGCAAGTTCATGAACAACAAGATGACGCTTGAGCGCGGCGGACCGACCGCCGTCAAGGGTCGACCGATCTAATTCATTCGCCCCTCCCGGCGAACCGGGGCCGGAACCACGTTCCCACGAACGCCGGCCCCACCAATTGAGGAAACGCGATGGCAAAAACGCCCGTCCAGCTTGATCCGGCCACAATGGCCGACCTGTCCGGGCTGTTCTATGAACTCGCGCACGATCCGAAAACCCGCAAGGGAATCGCCAAGCTCGTTAAGGAAAAGTATCCCGATCGCGCTCAGGCGTTCGCTGACGTCGACACTCAAGAGCAGATCGAAGCCCTTCGCGCCGAACAGGCCGAAAAGGAGCAACTCCAAGAGGGCCGCCGCCTCCAGTCCGAACGCCAGAAGCAGCGCGACACGCTGATTACGTCCGGCCGCTACGGCGAAGATCAGGTCAAGGAAATCGAGCAGATCATGGAGCGGTACGGCTCCACGATCGATTACGANGCCGCCGCGGTGCTCTATGCTCACGAAAAGCCGCCGGCCAATCCCCAGGAAGGCCCGCCCGACGATCAGCGGATGGGCGCGACCTGGGAATTTCCGACCGTCAACGGCAAAGACGGAAAGCCTATCCCGTTTGCCGAATTTGCCAAGAATCCAAACTCTGCTGCGCAAAGTGCCGCCTATCAGGTCATAACCGATTTTAAAAAGCGGTCTGGCCTGACAAGAGCGGGGGCGCGGTAGGAGGCGTAAATTCCGCAATTCGGTTCGGGCATAATTCCTGCCCAAGGCGCCATCGCGAACGAGCTGTCCGCCGTCGTGCGCCGGGCGTACATGCCCCGTGTTTACGTTCAATTGTGGCGCAGTGCCCCACTCATGGCCGCGCTGCTTTCGGCCGCGCAGGTAGCGAGCGGCGGTCTGTCACCGATCACCGCGCCGTTGCAGGGCGCGCCGATGGTG